ACCTGACGGGTCTGAGGCGCAAAGTGTACTCGGTGGCCCTATTCAGGCACGTTTTACATTTCTTGATAAAGATGAGTAGATTCGATCCGGGCAAACTCAAGGATTTTTTTGAGTATTACGACCCATCAAACCAGAAGCATATTGATGCAATCAACCTCCTGCAGGAGGAAATCGAGGCGCTTGACCCAGACACGATGTCGGATTATGCGTCGTGGGTTCGACTTTACAGATCGCAAGGTGGTTCTGATGTGGGGCTGAAATTCACCCCGTTTCTGTTTGAAAACCTCACAGGATTCAAGGCTAAAAAATTTCCGGTCGAATTTTGCCACGATTGCGCGTATCTGTTTGAAGAGACTGGTTTCAGCGATCATCTCGAAGCTAGTCGGATGTTGATGGCGAATTTGTTGATTGAAACCGGGTCTTTCCGTTGGTTGAAAGAATTATCTGACGGGTTTTATCTGCGTGGTCGTGAAGATCTTGGTCACGGTCCAAACGAGGGCGAAAGGTGGAAAGGAGCCGGAGTTTTGCAACTTACAGGCAAATATAACTACATCAAATTCAAAGAGTGGCTTCTTAAAAATGAGGGTATTGATGACCCTTTAATTGTCGAAGAGGGGGCAGATTATGTCGCAAATAAATATGCCTTTACCAGTGCTGTCGCCTGGATTCAGGATAATGATCTGCTTAAGGTCTGCCTAGAGGATGGTTTTAGTGCGTGCTGTTATCGCATCAATGGTGGGTGGAATCACTACGCCGAAAGGCTAAACGCCTACGAAACCTGTCGGCAATACATGGTCTGATTGATGCTCTATAAAAATAGTTTTATTTCTGGCAAGCCTAAAAGAACCCGTATCGGTGATGGTCGCCAGATTAGAAATACACAAGGTAGGACGAAGCGCTCACCCCATAAAAAGGCTTACAGAGGCCAAGGAAAGCGATGAATAACTTCCCCTGGGACATCACATTTATGGTGTTTAGTCTTCTCTGTTTTACGACTTATTTGATAGTCACAATTCTTATGATGGACGACTGACCTAGTCGTAGAACCGCTTCCAACCCGTCGCCCATCCATAAATGTTGGGGTTGGATTCAAGCGGAGCCATCTCAGAGAAGCCCCGTTTCCACCCTTCTTCCCGCATTATTTCCTCAATACGTTCTTTAATGGCGTTCAAGTCTTCTAGGCTACCGGTGTAACGAAACCTTAGATATTTTACTTTAGAGTCACCCATTTCTCGTTGAATTACTGGCGTAGATTTCTTTGTGAAGCTCGATTGCTGTCTCTAAACTTCTCTTGGCTTTAACCAAGTCGTCCAGTTGCTTATCAGGATTACCCTTGAATTTATGGGGGTAGCGCTGAATATACTTTATCGAATTCACTGTCACAAAGGTCAGTAATCCCTCTGCTCCATACATTGATTTCGCCACGTCATAGGGCGAAACTCCCTTATTGTAATGTGTTGGATCGGCGACTGAATCGGTTTTGATTGTAATTTCTACCCCGTCAGTTGCCAGAGAGTCGTAGAAGCTGCCTGACTCATGATTTGTGGTTGGGGTGATAACGACTTGATCGACATCACCCCTACCAGATGTGGTATTGAACATTTGAGGAGAACTTTTGACTAACCCATATAAACGTGTTTTGGGTTAGTTTGTCGGGCCTCAATAGGTGCAGGTAGCGCAGCGTGAAGGCTGTTGCTTGTACTGAACCCCTCTGTAGCAGAGAAGCTTCTGAGCGCGTTTCAGAGCCTCTTCTTTGCGGGCCTTTTCTCGGATAATCTGTAGCACGTTCATGGCGGTCACCACGGCTTCCGACCCCCGTTGCCTGGTCGGATTTGATGCAGCCCCTCGGGCTCAACGTATTTCAAATGTAGCTGTTGTTACCAAAGTTTGCCCCTATACAAAACTGCTTGTAGACAGCTGCCCCATTACTCTCTATCCTCTGTTCGCTTCTGCCAGTACGATTCTCAGTACGGCACTTCAATCGTTTCTCTGAGACCCGTTGCCTTGCAACCAGTCTCATCCCTTGCTTACCTTCATGGCATGCAGGGGGTCAGGAGTTCGAGTCTCCTTGGCTCCATTGACTGAAACGACTGGGGCGCAAGGGCTTTGGGGCTTTTGGCGACCCATTTTTTGTGGTTTCTCGCCTGTCTTAGTCCCATCCAGGTCTGATACTCAACCTGTTTACGGCTCCTTGCAATAACTGGAATCTCTTGCGCTGCAGAGGCTTTTAACCTAGTTTGGTCAAAGCGATGCCCAGTACGATTTTGAGTAGATTCCAATGCGCCGAAAAGCGCGATTCTCTCAACGATCACCTGAAAAAGTCAGGCGTGAAACTCCGCTTCAGGACAACGCCTGACAGTCCGACGATCATGGTTCGCAATCCTCAGAGGTTTGAGGATGGCAGCCAAGTTCGTTCACTGGGTCTGCGGGTCGATTCCGCCAAGGATTGGGAGAAAGCTCTGACCCTGGTCTGTGAAATGTCAAAGTCTGACGACCCTCTGAGCCTGCTGGAGCGGCCTAAGAATGCTCCGGCGGAATTCACCCCCTGGACCTCTCTCACGGCCCAGCTAGCCCATTTTCTGGACCAGAAGGGTCTGAAGTGGAGAGGGCAGGCATACGACCGCCACATCCGTCAGATCAATCAGTTCAAGGGCAAGGTCCACCCGGCCAAATTGCAGCGCTGGGTCGAAGAGGCTGACAGCTCTAGCCGCGACCGCCAGGACCGCTTAGCCACGATTAGCTATCTCCTCAAATCCACCGAGCTTGAGGTCGATAGCAAGTGGCTGATGGTGACTAAGGAGCTGTCCCGTTACGACCCCGATAGCTCTATCAAGCCGCAGGATGTGCCGAGTGATGCCCACGTCCAAAGCTTTATCGACAACATCCCAAACCGGGAATGGCAATGCGCCTTTGGTCTGCAGGCTGTTTATGGTTTACGTCCCCATGAAATCTTTTATGTAACGGACCTGCCCGATGAGGATGGCTTTATCGAGGTCGATTCACAGAAGGTAAAAGGCAACCAGTCGGGGTGGAGAACGGTGATGCCCCGTAGAACCGACTGGATTGACCGTTGGAATCTCAGGGAGGCCACCGTCCCTGCCCATGACCCTGATATGAGCGCGAAAGATCTAGGGCATCGCGTCTCAACTGAACTGCGCCGTTACCGGATTAAAGGCTTGGTGAGATGGTCAGACACAGGACGTTCGTATGACCTTCGACACGCCTATGCGGCGGCTTGTCATACCCAGCCGCACCTCATGCACTTAGAGGTCAGGGAAATTGCCCGTAACATGGGGCACACCGAAAAAATTCATACCAAGCACTACACCCGTTGGATTGAGAAAAAGAATCTCAAGGCCGCGGCCAAGCGTCGTTCGATGGGGTTGTGAGGATGGAATTGTTAATCACCCGGCGCACCCGCGAAAATGGCGTCCGCCGAGTTGTGGCCATCGCGTCAGCACCCGATTGGAAAACAGCGCAAAATGCCGTGAGGGAATATCAACGCCGATATGACAACGCGGTCATCAAAATTGCGTGGCGAACCCCTCACAACCTAACCAGATCTGAAAACTTCGTCCGATTGGACGAGACTCAGGATTTGTTTTCTGCGGACGGATGATCGAGGGGGTCAGGCTGCCCCCCTGTGATCTTTACGCTCCGTTGGTAGAAGAAATTATCTGTTGCGCCCACTTTTTCCATGTGGGCGCGGATTTTTTCCCAGTTGTCTCTTTCTCTTTGATCCATTCCTTAATCTCTGACAAACTATCTTTAATCTCAACGATAGCCTGCTTTAACTCATTCATTTCATCGTGAATATCCTGGTGATGAAATCTCAATGGTTTTTGAATGAGTTTTTTGAAATTCATGGAATAGGAGCGAATAACGAATCACTGGAAAACGGTTTTGCTTCTACTTCTTCTTTGGACTTCAAACAGAAATCCGAATCACAGGGCGCGGGTCCTGCTTCGGTCAAGGTCTCACCGTCAAATTTCTGCAAGGCCTGGTGAAAGTCTGCCATTTTTTGCCGTCGTGTGACCTCTGCTTTGAGCTGTAGGTATTCCTCAGCTGCAATCGGTTCAAAGGGAAGGCGTGGGAAGGTTTCATGGCTGTCAAAGCGGGCCAGAAGTGCCGCTGAGATGTAACCGCTGTTTTGATCAATGCTGTCGTAGATCAAACGGGCGAGGGTTTCGATCTCATGCTCTCTGAATTCCAGAGTCGCTGATGTGTTGTGCGTGGTGTAGAACTTCTGCACCTGCATATAGAAGTCAAACTGAGCAGCGACCGAGAATTTTGAGATGTCGATTTGATCAGCTCCTGGGACTGCAGCCCAACTGACTTCGGTAGGGATTTCGACCAGCCACTCGGTGCAGCGTGGATCGAAGGGATTTTCCAGCAGACGGCCCTGTTCGTCCTTATCCGATTGAGCCGGGATGACGTTGTATCCGACCTCCATACAAGCCAGCGCGACTGGATCGTTCTTGCGAAAGGTGACACGACGGATGAAACGGGCTGCTTTCGGTGGATGCCAGCCGGAAGAGGCTCCAGTTAGCAGGGATTTAGTGCCAGCCGGTTGAACTGTCGTGTAGCGGTTAGGAGCTTTAATACTGTGCCGCTGGCAGTATTCAGTGATGGTCTCTTTGACGACCTTCTTCCATCGACGTAGATAATCCGCTTCCAGCTTTCGGAACTGTCGCCCCAGCGCGGTGTCACCCCGACCGGACTCCCACCACTTCAGCCATTCGGAGCCAAAAGCGTGAACACAGAAATCAAAGAAACCGGTGAAGCTGACACCGACGATGGGGTCCCATTCTCTTGACTCTTGATAGCGAGGCTCTTCAAATTGATGGTGCAACAGGGCTCCAGCAGCCAAAGCAGCAGCACGGAAGGCCTCATCCAATCCTTCGTAGTCGGAAGGGTCCAGCTGGTTTAGGTGTACTTCTGAGAGGTTGCAGTGGAAATCAGCTCCGAGGATTTCACCGCAAGGGTTCAGGCCGTAGCGATCCAACCGATGCTCCAGCTCTTCATCACTGATTGAGCCGCCGTTGTTCTCGATCGTCTCTTTTAGGTAGCGCTTGCCGTCATTCCGCCCAAAACGGGTGTAGGCAGACAGGAAGTTAAGTCGCTTGGTGGGATCTGAAAGAACATCGGAATTCGACCGTGCGATGGCTTCCGGCGCGTATTGAATTGCGCCCTCTCCGCTGTCGAACTGAGTACGGACAGAATCGAGGACGGTGGGATACGACGGTTGAGTGTGAAAGACGCGGGTGTGATTGGCCATCCGTAGCGCGTCACGCTTCGGGTCAATCGACCAGTTCCCCTCTGCATCCTGCTGCCACAGACTGTCTTTCGCCCGTGCTGCCTCTTCGTCGTAGCTGTTGAATTGGCGCATCCCGGCAGAGCGACGAATGTTCCCCGCGACAACGACTGCAGCTGCCTCGTCGATCAGCAGGCACACCTCTACGCTTGAGAGCTGACGGCCATAAGCGCCGTTGAGGATGTCGGCCATCTTGGGAAAAAGGTCCGGCAGCTTGACAGGGTTACTGGTTCCACCGAAACCCTTCAACCGTTCACCGGCTTTACGAACACGGCTGAGATCGACATAGACATAGACAGAACGGGTGTGATCAAACTCCCTGCTACAAGCCAGATCTAAGAATGCCTCATAGGCTTCTACCCACCCGATGCGAGAGTCACCGCAGTCAATCGTGACTGTGTTGCCTTTGGTCTCGACATAGGTATGGGTACGGCGATTCTCTGGAGACGTTTGCCCGACGTCGGACACGTCTTTGAGCTGGATCCTGTTGCGGATCTTTGGAAGCATCGCAACGAAGCGATCCTCCAGCACTGCTCCGGTGCCGCTACCCATCATTGCCAGGTCCATCATCAGGGCCAGCGACCTGAAATCCGTGACACGGGTACTGGTGCAGTTGTAAGCACCGGAAAAGTTCTTTTGTTGCTGGATCCACTCGGTTCCTCCAGTCCACAACCAGCGACCAGATGGCAAGACCTTGCACTGTTCTTGCATCTTGCGGACGAGCTGGGTTTCCTCTTCGGTGAATTTGCCGAGTTTGGAGATGTCGCTGACAGTTCGGTCGGTCACCTGCTCAAAGGTCTCCCTACCTTGATCTGTCATCCGGCTATAGGTCCGGTAGAAGATCGGGTTAGCGGCTGGTGCGGATGAAGGAAAGGGGTTTTTAGACATCAGAATGATTACGACCGCATCGGTCTCAAGGTATCTGTTCCAGGTCAGCCAGCAACCAAAGCAGGTTAAGTTTAGGACTTTATTCTGTTTTGCATTAAATCCTGCAAATGTTCTATCTGCAGCTGCAGCACGGTCCTGGCACCCGCACTTAAATGTGGCTGTCTTGATAGCATAAAGCAGTTTAATAATTCACGATATAAAACGTCCCGTGAATTATTTCTTTGATTACTATTACTCATAAATGACCATTAAACACTGGAGTCTGCGCGTAGACGAGGAAGGAATCATTACTTTCCCTGATGATTTTTTAGAAGTTACAGGCTGGAAACCTGACACAAAACTGCAGTGGGATATAAACGATGATGGGAGTATTTCCTTGACAGAGGTCAAAGAACCCGATTCAGGTAAAGCTCAGCCTGAGTCCTAGTTTTGAAGTAATGGCGTTGACCGTCAATAATCACGAAGTAAGCCGCGTCCTCCCCGACAGGGAAGCCCACCTCGTAAATTTTGTAGCCGTTAAAGCTTGAGTAAGTCCTGGCCATCTTTAGCACCGCTTACTTGACTATCTCCAAAGTAGCGGCCCCTGTAGGGTCGCTGAGCAGATTCAGCGTATTCAAAGAAAGTAAGCTGTGCGACTCTGAGGTTTGGATACAAGGGTATGTATTGAAATCGAGTTATATTCTTCAGTTCTAGTGTCAATCTTAGATGAGCCCCACAATCAACTAAGCCAGCTAGTGAATGATTCAATCCTTCACGGGCGCGTGAACTGACCAAGTGCAGGTGAGCTTCGACATTATCAGGGAGTCTTACATATTCAACGGTTTCTCCTAACATGAACGCTCCAGGATCAAGAACGTAAGGATCTTCCTCAGTGAACAGACTTAGGTCGATGTAGTGCCAACCGTCTCGCGTCTCGATCCGAGCATTGTTTCCGAGATGGACGTCATAGGAGCACGGCTGAATAGCATCCTCCGAAAATGGCTCAATCATCTGGCGTTCGATGCAGAGCTGTCTGATGCGGCGATCAATCAAAGCGTCCGTGCCCCCGGGGTTTTTTGCCGCGCCAATTACGGCGCATGTTCTTTTTCGATTCGTACCAAGCTATGAATTCTTCGGCGTCTTTAACCAACCGAACCAGTAACCCCATGGGCATCTGATTCGCAAGGTCGTTAAGACGACGTATGAGTTCATCCCGGTACAACCTAGCAACCTAGACCCGTTCTGGTTGTAACTTATTTCTAAGGCCAGGGTCTTAAGCTCCATAAACCTTCGATCCAGCCCCTCAAGGGATGGTTACTTGTCAGACCAATCCGGTCCATGAGACGGGTCCGCCACGATCGGGACGTGCGTGATGCCCACCATGGGGGCTGCGTCTTCCATGCACGTTTTGAGCCACTGTTTGGCCTCTTCCACCCGATCTTCGGGAGTCTCAAGAATAATCTCATCGTGGACGCATGCAACAATTTTGACTTGTGGGTCATCGGCTAAGTGCCGCTCCCAAAGCAGTGCCAGGGCTGCTTTTAGGCAGTCAGCACCTAAGCCCTGAACCGGTGTGTTCAGGTTGGTTGTGAAATTCGACTGAAGTAGGCCAGTTTTCTTGTCACGGCGTGGAGCCTGAAGCAACCTGCGACGACCAAAAAGCGTGAAAACCTCAAGATCTTCTTGGTTACCCTGATTTCTTTGCCACCGGATGACATCAGGATAAGCGCTTTTCCACTGAGCAAGTTTCTCCTGTACTTCATCTAGTGACCACATTAAGCCAAACATCGACACGGCTTGTTTGCGAACTGTTCTTGCACCCGCACCGTACAAACAGGCAAAATTGAATACTTTTGCCGCTTGTCTCTCGTCCTTCGTAACATCCTCCATCTTTTTACTCGTCATCAAAGCAGCACTAGCTGTATGAACGTCCAGTTCTTGTCGGTAGATATTTAGAAGATTCTTATCCCTAGATACTTCGGTAACTAAGCGGATTTCTAGCTGCGAATAATCAGCAATGGCCAATAAATTGCCTTTCTCAGCTATGAAGCCAGATCTGTACTTCTTCCCTTTTTTGATTTGCTGTAAATTCGGGTCGGTGCATGACATCCTCCCTGTCCTGACAAGTTGGTTGTACCTAGCGTGAATCCGATTGTTTGGGTAACTTTCAGCAAACGCTATTAACTTTTCAATGTATTGACAAGCAACTGCGGCTTCTTTGTAGTCCTTGTAAAGCCTAAGGATTTCAAAGTCAGCGATGTAAAAAGCAAGGACGCCCTTGTCGCAGCTATAAGTGACTTTGCCTGTGTCTTCATTGACTTTTTTATCTAGCGGAACTCCCAGCATCGCCAGGGCGATTCCTAGCTGAGTCGGAGAGTCAAGATTGAATCCCTTTGTTTTGGTACTACCCCGACCTGAGTATCGAGGGTGTATTAAGAGTTCACCTGAAAGCGGGCATTTGTATTCTTCGAGAACACCGTGTTGGTTCAGATGCTCGATGACCTCCTGTTTCTTTCCTTGTTTGAACTCCAGCTCGGATTTGAGCAGCTCTTTGTAATAGCTGGTATTTAGCTTAAACCCGTTGATATACATGGCAGCAATCGGCAGCAAGGCACGGCACTCCATCTCCCAAACGTGGGATAGGTTGGCGTCTTTGCAGATCGACTGCATAGCATCATGAAGATCAAAAAT